TTAAAGTAAGACCGCCTGAGGGAACTTTAAAACCAGATGAATCAAACGAACAGAAAGAAAGGTCACAAGAGTCTCCTGCAGTCAGAAAAGTAAATAAAGGTGAAGATGTTATACAAGCATCATCAACTCTTGGCAAAGTCACTGTATCTGCAAATGATTGTGATGATTCATTTTTAACTGAAATATCAGCGACATTAGATAATTTATTTGATGCAGTTGAAAGTGGAACTGACTTTCTTGGTGATGTCGCAGAGGCAACATCAAAGATACAGAAGATGACTAATGGTTTAGTGTCAAATGCGATGGGTAAGTTTTATGAAAAAATGGTGCCAGAACTTCAGGGTGGATTGGATGCACTATACAATAAAGTATATGGTCTCACTCTTGCTGCTACTCAAAATGCTGGTATTGCAAAAAGAGCTGGTATCGCTGCACAGAGAGCAATGATACCTGGTGTAAAAAGTTTGGAGGGTGTAATCGATTGTTTACCAGGTAAAATTGTATCAGGGTTAGGTAAAACAATTCGTGACTTATTAGATGAGGCACTATTATCAGTTGTTAATAACGGTATATGCATTGCAGAACAATTCACAGCATCATTACTCGATGGAATAATAAATGACATTTCTTCAGAGTTAGATAGTGTTCTCGGTGGTCTTACTTCAATATTGTCACCAGCGTTTAAAGTTCAAGATATTTTAAGAAGTTCATCTGATTTGTTTAGATCGGCAGCATCATTTGTTGATTGTAATCAAAAAAATAATAAATGTCCTGGTAAGGTAAGTGCTCGTAAGGTTGGTGGAAATGCAATCAAACCATTTAGTGTGAGTGGTGCATTAGATAATGTATTAGAAAATATGAATTCAGGAGGTGGGACACCATTCATCAAACCAGATTGTGCAAATGTTGATTTCTGTGGACCTCCAGTTGTTAATATCTTTGGTGGTGATGGAGTTGGTGGTGCTGGTAAGGCAATTCTTGGTGGAATTGTAAATAATACTGATGGATTGTCAGATGTTACTGCTGATTTAAGTCGTTTCGGAAGTGTGATAGGTGTTGAGATTACAGATCCTGGTGCTGGTTACTTTACAAGACCACCACTCATTACATTTGAAGACCCCTGTAATTTAGGATATGGTGCTGCTGGTGAAGCAGTCGTTGACTTTAATCCAAATTCACCAACATATGGACAGATAGTAAATGTAAACATTCTTTCAGGTGGAGAAAACTATCCAATGTCTCCAAGTGATGATGGTGATGCAATCAATTCAGACAATATACCTGTTGGTGTGATTGACACAAGTATTATTAATGGAGGAAGTGATTATGAGGATGCAGTCGTATCTGATGAAAATACAGATTATGATGTGATCATCCAGAATGGAAGAATTATTGATGCAAAACCTCTAAATAATATCAAGATTGAAAATATTCCAACTATAACTATCACATCAAAAACTGGTTCTGGTGCATCATTAAAACCAATAATCGGAAGATTGCCCCTTACACCACAGGGTGAGGTGGTTCAGGTCATTGATTGTATTAGTCCAAATATTAATAATATTGTTGGATACATTAATGGTAAACCATATACTGGTGCATATCATGTTATGTCAAATGGTGTTAAGATGACAGGTGCGTCACATTCTGGAAATGATGCTATAATATATGATACACCACAGGAAAGTTTTAGATCGGCAAGAACAGTCGGAACAGCTATGACAATGACATCTACAACAACCACAACAACAACTCCAGTGCAAAGAATAGGTGATTCGGGAATGAGTGATACTTCAACAGGATCATCATACACACCACCACCAAGTAGTTCACCACCAAGTAGTCCACCATCAGGGGGAGGAGGTTACTAATGGCAAGAGAAAATAAAAATCACGAACAAAGAGTCATTCAGAGTTTCGGTCCGAAATTCAGAATTGATGTAAATGGCACATTAATGGGTCAGAAGGGAACAAATGTTTACCTATTATATGCTGTTACAGATGATAATTCCACACAATTTCAAGCATTGAGTGAATCAGGTCAATTTATGCTACACAATGAGAAAGATATAGAAATTGTGGCAGGTTCTAAATTGAAAAAAGATGTTGGAATTGATATTAAAACATTAAAAGGAAATATTGAGATTACCTGTCAAGGGGATGGTAATATATTGATTAAAGGATCTAATATTGTCATCGATGCAAGTGAGGACATATCATTAAAGGCAGGTCGAAACATCAGTTTGAGTGCATCACAAACAGTGAATCTCAGAGGCAATAAAGTTCAGGCAAGCGGTCAAACTGGTAATATTATGAAAGCAATAGGTCACGTCACTGGTGGTGTTGGGAGTTTTGTACAGAGAGCGTTTAGTAAAACTCAAGTTGGAGGAGATAGGTTAATCTAATGGCAGGAGAAATTATAGGCAGCGACGCTCAGTTTAATGAGAATGTAGATATTCTTGGTAAGGTGAATCTTTTTGATTCTGTTAATCATGGAGAAAAATATATTCTGAAAATAAAAGATGATGAAAAACTTCGCATAGGTGAACTAGGTCAAGTTGGGATTGCAGGAACAGATTTTGGTATTAAAGGTCAAGTTTTAAAGAGCACTGGACCAAACTCATCTGTCATTTGGTCTGATTCTGACGTTACATCAGTAGAAGATTATGGTGCAGTGGGAGATGGAACAACTGATGATACTGATAGTATACAAAATGCCTTAGACAAATCATCTGCACGAAGAATATTTTTTCCGAAAGGAACTTATATGGTATCTAAAACTATTGAAATACCTAGTCAAACACATATATTTGGAGAAGGTGAGAATACAGTAATAAAAATGAAAGATAATGTAGGTCGTGATACTACATTGATGAGAACAGGTAAGAGAGGGAGTAAAAGAGAACATATCGTTATAAGAGATATGACATTGGATTTCAATAAAGTTCGATGGAATGTATCAGGTGGTGAGACTCTTAAAGATACTGAGTTTGATGGTGGAGATCAAGACAATGATCAAACAACCCTAAGTATTTGTTTTAGTGAATATGTATTGGTGAAAAATGTAAGATGTCTTGATGGATATAAACATTGCATTGATATCACATCTCCAAGATATCCTTCAAATGATAATGGCACGACATATGATAATGACTCATCAAGGTATGTTACAATTGAAAATTGTTTTGCATCGGGTGCAGGGGATGATAATATTACCACACACTTTTCATCAAATATTTTAATCACTGGTTGTCGATCCATCACTCCCTCTGGTGTTCGAACAGGTAATAATTCTAACTGTTTTGAGATTGATGATGGAAGTAGAAATGTGACAATGACAAATAATGTTGCAAGGAAAGGAAACAAAGGACTACAAGTAAAAGGTCATGACTATGCTCCTGCTCCTTACAATGTAACAGTTGATGGTTTAAGGGTTATAAACTGTGCCAGAGGTATTGACATAAAACACTTAGAATTTGATTCAGTTAATACACCTAGTCCAAATGCAAAAAATATCAAATTATCAAATATTGAGGTTTTATCTCCGAGAGAATTTGTTGCAACTAATTCAGATGGAGTAGGTATTGCCACATATAATGCAAGTTATGGTATAAGAGTATCATCTTATGACACTGTTCATATGACTAACATTACGGTAAGTGATAGTAGTTTTGACATGGCAGGTGATTTTGAACCATCAACAGGATTTGCAGAAAATGATAATGGTGTTATTAGATTGATGCAGAATGCACGGAACATAGTAATGAAGAATATAAGTATAAATGGTTTTGGTAATGTTGGAGTTGCTTCAACTGCTATTCATGGTTTATATGGTTCAAATAGTTTGACCGGACCTTTTATTCTTGATGGATTTACTTCAGTTGATGGTCCTAAATATCCAATTAGATTTTCTGAAAACACTAGCACATATCAAGGAATTATTCAAAATTATGTTATAAGAACTAACACAGAGGGATATGGAGAAGACGGAGCTGCCATTTATGTTACAAATCCAAATGTTCAGGTGGGAGCAGGTATTGCTACTGGATACGCATATCCCGTGAGGGGTGGACTGGGTGCGAATGATAATTCACAACCTGTTGGAATGACCCTTCAAACAAATATGAGGTCAACAAGTAATGAAACAACCACACCTAAAACTATTATAAACCTAGACATGTACGAGAACGCTCAAAATCTAGGTATTGGTGAAGGTTTAAAAATTGCGTGGAGGCAAAGGAGGCAAGATGATGGATTGGATGCTACACCGTTGGATGTTGGTTATCTTGCATTTCAAAAACAAAACACAACAGATAATTCTGATAGGTATGATTTTACAGTTGGTGCTGGAATCGGAACCGAAATTTTTAGAGTTACAAGTGATGGATCAGCATCATTTCCTTCGGGTGGTCCTCAACCTGCGACTTCATATGTAAATTTTAGTGGTAGAGGTGGTGGAGTAAATTCAAACAAAACAATAAGAGATAGTTTAAATGTTAGCAGTGTTACTGATCTTGCAACAGGTAAATATCGAGTTGATTTTGCAACTAATTATCCAAATGCTAATTATGTTGTAGTTGCCACATGTGCAGATACTGACTCTGATAATGATAATACTAATGTTGAAGCTAGGTTTATAAGTAATGATCATTATGATCTTTATCTTGAGGATATAGACAGTGGATACAATGATAGAGATCATGTTATGGCAGTAGTTTTCATCTCTCCTAGTTGATTAATTTTTTACCTAACTAAATAGAACATAGAGAAATTTAAGAAGATTAGCATACCATGCCACTGAATAAGTTAGATAATTTCATAAAGAACACTGAGGGAAGAATCCTTTATGTGAGTCCGAGTGATCTAGATGCAACAGACAGCATAACGAACTCTGGTAATTCATTAGCGAGACCATTCAAAACTATACAGAGAGCACTGATAGAATCTGCAAGATTTTCATATCAGACGGGTGCTTCTAATGATTTAATTGAGAGAACAACGATTCTTTTAATGCCAGGCGATCATACAGTAGATAATAGACCAGGTTTTTCAGTTCAATCAACAGGTGGATCATCATATCAGTTGATTGATCCAAATGGTGTTGTTCAAGATAGTGACACCTTAAATTTAAATTTAACTTCTAAATTTGATTTATCTGATCCTGACAATATTTTATATAAATTTAATTCAGTAGAGGGTGGTGTCATAGTACCCCGTGGTACATCGATTGTTGGATTAGATTTAAGGAAAACAAAGGTCAGACCGTTATATGTACCAAATCCAACTGATGTAGATGTCTCACCATCAGCAATATTTCGAATTACTGGTACATGTTATTTTTGGCAATTCTCTTGTTTTGATGGTAAAGGGGAGGTATATACAGATCCAACAGACTTAGCAGGAACAAATAAATCAAATGCGACTTTTTCTCACCATAAATTAACAATTTTTGAATATGCTGATGGTGTTAATGTAACATCAACAGGTTTGACTGATTTACAAATGTATTATGGTAAATTATCAAATGCTTATGGTGAACCATCTACTCGTCCTATTGATGTTACAGATAGATTTCCTACTAATTTAGAGGGTTTTGGACCGAAGAGACCTGAATTTGAAATTGTTGGAGCGTTTGCAGTTGATCCTCTTGAAATCTCACTAATTCAGGCAGGAGATGGAACAGATTTATCTAATGTGGTCACTGTTGTCACTAGAAAAGAACATAAACTTACAACAGACACACCAATAAAAATTAGTGGTGTGTCTCCACAGGCTTATAATATTTCAACTCTCGTCGCTTCTGTTGTAGACAATAAGACATTTACATACCTTTTACCATCATTTGATGCAAACTTACAAACACCTGGTACTTCAACTAATGGTAATGTAACTGTTGAAACTGATACTGTATCTGGTGCTTCACCATATGTATTCAACATCTCAATGAGATCCGTTTATGGAATGAGTGGTATGAAAGCAGATGGAAACAAAGCAACTGGTTTCCGTTCAATGGTTGTTGCACAGTTCACTGGTGTATCACTTCAAAAAGATGATCGTGCGTTTGTTAAATACAATGAAATAAATCGATCATATGATGGAATTTCTTTTACCAAAACAGATGGTGGAGCTCTTGCAACTAAATCATCATCAACGAATCCTGCAACAGTTTATCATTTAGATCCAAAAGCAATTTATAGAAAAGGTTGGGAGAACTGCCATATCACGATTACTAACGATGCAATCATGCAAATTGTGTCTGTATTCGCAATCGGATATAATAAACATTTTGCTGCTGCTAATGGTGGTGATGCTTCAATTACTAACTCTAACTCTAACTTCGGACAATTAGCACTTGTATCTGAAGGATTTAAGAAAGAGGCATTTGAAAAAGATAATAAAGCTTTTATTACAAATATAATAACTCCAAGAGCATTAACATCAGTAAAAGATAAAATTGATTGGGTAACTCTTGATGTTGGTTTGACAACAGCAGTTGGTATTAACACTCATTTATATTTGTTTGGATTCGATTCAAAGGATATTAAACCAGCAGGTATCACACAAGGATTTAGAGTAGGTGCCCAAGAAAATGATAAATTATCTGTGATTATAGGAACAGGTAAAACTGCTGATATTTTGATGTCAGATGCTTCATCAAGTTCGTTAAAGAAATTAACTTCCTCTGCTCCTGTCGATAGTATTTTTACCGTTGGTGCACACACTTTATTAAATGGTGAGAAAGTAGTAATTCAAAGTGGAACGGGTGATTTACCTGAGAATGTCGAGAATAATGTTGTATATTTTGTCATTACAAGTTCAACAAATTCAATTCGTACTGATTCAGTATCACTAACAGGTTCACAAATTCAAATCGCAAGCACAGCAGCTGATGCTGCGGTTGGAAGTCCATTAAAGGTTTATGGTGGAGATCAATTGTCAATATTAAGTAGGGTATCTGAAAAAAATGTAGGTGATCTTGGACATCCTATACAATTTGATACAACAAATAGTAATTGGTATGTAGTTGCAAACGCTAATAATGAAATATTCAGTACAATAAACACACTTGGTGTTGCAGGAATAGGTGCCAGAACCGAACCCACATTTATAGAGAGAATAAATGATTCAAGAAAAATAGACGATAAAATTTACAAATTACGTGTTGTAATACCAAAGGAAATAAAAAGATCTAAAAATGTTGAGAATGGTTTTATAATACAAGAGTCAAGCACAACAGGGTTTGGAACAGATTCAGACTTTACTAGAAAGAGTTTAAACGATGTATTAAAAAAAGATAATGTTAATGGTGACTATGAGTTTAACAGAAATCCAAGATTTATAAGTCATGCTTCTTATTCATCACCTAATGTCACAATAAGAACTGAACTACCACACAACTTAAAGGTTGGTGATTCTGTCATCATAAAAAATATCACTGATAGTACTAATCCTGACATCAACATAGTAGGAGCAGGATCTAGTGGATATAATGGAACACATAGTGTAACCAGTATTGTCAATGATATGGAGTTCCAGTATAATCCTGGTAGAACTCCTGCAGCAACAGTTACTAATGACTTCAATACTAAAACTGTAAATCTACCAAGATTTGAGAGAAATAATTTACAATCTAACATTTATGCATATCGTAATGAAAAAATATCAGACTACAAAGATGGTGTTCAAGATGGTATATTCCATATTTACCCATTAAACTCAGGTAACTCTGTACCAATTGAATTCACTGATTCAAAATTTGGACAGAATGTAACTGATTTATACCCACAATTAGATCGTGATAATCCAAATGATAACCCAGAGGCAACTAAAACCTTTGCAAATAGATTTCCTTTAGGACAAGTTACAACAAACGATTTAAAGAAAAGTATAACCAGAGAAACCGTAGATAAATTAATGACTGATGTTGGAATCGGCATCAGTATCGCAAGTGTCGGTGCTTTAACTTCTGGAACAAGATTAATTACATTTACAAGAGAGCATGGAATTCAGGGTGCAACTAATGGATCAATTACAAATCCAGGAGCAGGATATTCTAATGGAACATTTAACAATGTCAGACTTTTCAATGATAGTGGTTTAAGTTCTTGGAGTGGTGTTACAGCAAATGTTATAGTGTCTTCTGGAAGTATTGCATCGGCAGAAATTGTTTCACAAGGATCAGGAATTTCATCTGGTGATTTATTCTTTGATACATCAATTATTGGTTCTGGTAGTAATGGAAAACTAACGGTATCTGCAAACCAACTAGGACCATCTACAAGTAATTATGTTCAGATTACTGGTATAGGCACGACTGCTGGTGGATATTTCCCTATAGCATCAGTCCCATCAAAAAGTTCAATTGCAATTGCACAGACAACTAGCGATCCAGAAATAATCCCATTCCAATATGCTTTTGTTGCAGGTCACAGTGTTGGTATTGGCACTGCGATTTTACCACCATCGACTGCGGGAATCACAACACTTAAATCAGCAGATGCACATGGTTTAGCAGCAGGTAATAGAGTACAAATTGTAACTTCAAGTGGTAATAGTCCTTATTACAACTATGGAGATTACATCGTCAAATCTGTTGTAGGAGTCACTACTTTCTCTGTTGTCGGTCAAGTTAAAGATCCTATCACAGGAACTTTATTAAGTGAAAGCACACCAAATGTGAGAGTATTGAAACATAATTTATCATCAAATGATGAATCATCAGACTCGACTGACGAAAATATTAGCACACGAGGCACACATTTATTTGATCATGAAGTATTGTATGTTGATTCATTTACAACAACAAATAAGATAAAAGTAAGATTACCAGCAGGAATTGGAGTTACATCTAGATTCCCATATGGTTCTTATATACAAGTTGATGATGAAATAATGAGAATCAGTCAAGCAAATGAGACTGCTGATGGTGAAATATTTGTATTAAGAGGTGCACTCGGTACAAGAGTTGATAGTCACGATGATGGATCACTTGCTAGAAAGATTAAACCAATAGCGATTGAACTTCGAAGACCATCTGTATTAAGAGCATCGGGTCACACATTTGAATATCTTGGATATGGTCCTGGTAACTATTCGACAGCATTACCACAATTACAAACAGTATCATTATCTGAAAAAGAAGAATTCTTATCACAAGCATTAGAAAAATCATCAGGTGCTGTTGTATACACAGGTATGAATGATAAGGGTGACTTCTATATTGGAAACCAAAAGAAATCATCACTCACTGGTGAGGAAACTACATTTGATACTCCTGTACCAACAGTGACAGGTGAGGATCCATCAAGATTAAGTGTTGTATTTGATGAAGTTACTGTTAAGGAGAGACTTATAGTTGAAGGTGGTGCTTCAAGTCAGATATTATCGCAGTTTGATGGTCCTGTAACATTCAATGAGGAGACAAGAATTAAAGACAAACTTGTCATTGAAGGTACATTGAAGATTGAAAATGATGATGCAGCAGTTAGTCCAACTGATGCTTCAGTTGTTCTGACTGGTGGATTTGGTGTCAATAAAAATTCACAATTTGCTGATAACGCAGAACTTAGATTTGGTAATGACTCTGATCTTAAAATCTTCCATGATCCAACAACAAGTGGAGGAAGTAGAATACAGCACAGTGGTCATGACGATTTAAGATTCAGGATTGGTGGAAATCAGATGATTTTTGAAAAAACATCTGGTGAAAACTTTATGTTATTAGATCACTCTGGTGGACACGTCAGATTGTATCATGATGGTGTAACTCGTTTACAGACAACTGTTTCAGGAGTTGATGTAACAGGTGGATTAAACATCACTGGTATTACAACAATATCCGGAGGTGGTCAAGCAAATACATTTAAAGTTGATGATTTAACATCAGGTCGTGTTGTTACAGTTGGTACTGATGGTGAATTACAAGATAGTGCAAATTTGACATTTGATGGCACGACTTTAACAGGAACATTTTCTGGTGATCTCACAGGAGAAGCGAGTTTTGCGGCAAACGCTAACACAGTTGATGTTAAATCAGAAAGTGAAAATGAAAATTATCATAACATAGTATTTACACGAACTCCATTAGCTAGCACTAATGCGGATGAAGTTGATGGTTTTTTAAGGGCAGATCAAGATAATGCTTTACAATATAGACCAAGTTCACAGGAATTTAGAGTTTTAGGTGACATCGTTGCCTTCTACTCATCTGATGAAAGATTAAAGACGAATATCAAACCAATTGATGATCCATTAGCAAAAGTTATTTCAATCGGTGGATATACATTTGATTGGATTGAAGAGTCAGACAAAGAGGGATCTAGCACTGGTGTTATTGCTCAAGAAATTGAAAAACTTGGTTTGCCTGATTTAGTTACGACTAGAAAGAAAACTGGTTACAAGGCAGTTGATTATGAAAAATTAGTTCCTCTTCTCATTGAGGCAATCAAAGAACTTAATAATAAGGTCGATGATTTACAACAACAAATCTCAGATAAATAACTAAAAAGGTATAATGGCAAATTTTTCGAAGTCATTCAATTTCAGAAATGGTTTACAGGTTGATGATGATAAATTAATTGTTAAACCAAATACTGGTTTAGTTGGTATAGGAAGTACAATACCAACTGAAGTTCTAGATGTTAAAGGTAATATAAAGTCCTCTGGGATAGTAACCTCTCCAAATATTGTGGCTGGCACGGGTGTCACAGTTGGTACAGGAGTGAATCAAATTTCACTTGATGGTGTAACAGGAATAATAACTGCTAAAAATTATTTTGGTGATGGATCTACATTAACTAATGTAGTTGCTATTGCGACTGCAGGATTTAAAGAGTTATCAGGAACATTATCAACCTCATTCTCAGTCGGTATAGGAAGTTTGAATGTAGGTGGAGTAGGCGTTACAATTGGTAAATTCCCTGACTTCACATTAGATGTTATAGGTGACATGAGAGTCACAGGACCATCCACCTTTACAGGTATAACTACAATATCTGATCTATTTGCTAATACACTGAGTGTGTCTGATGCATCTTTATTTGATGATGTATTAGTATCAGGTGCTTCAACATTTACTGGTATCTCAACAAACACCAGTTTGATACAAGCAAATGGACTAGAAGTGGCAGGTGTTAGCACATTTATAGATAATGTTCTTTTTAGGGGTGATGGTATAGTTAATTTTGGACAACCTTTCGGTAATAGTCCAAGGGGTTCATATGTAGTATTTCATGGTGGTCATTCCACTGGAAGAAATATGACATGGGATGGTGGATCGTTAATATTTGATGATATGGCGAAGGCTAGATTTGGAGATCTAGGCATAAAAGATATGGAACTGTGGCATAATGGAGGCAACGCTAACATAAAATTTGATGGTGGACTTTCAATAAATTCTTATGGTAAAGGTGATGTTTCCATAGATAGCGGTTTATCTGTAGTCGGTGTCTCAACATTAAGAAACATAGAAGTCACTGGAGTTTCAACCTTTATTGGAATTACGACTTACTCTGATGGTTTAATAGTTACCTCTGGTGTTTCGACATTTAACGATGCGATAGACGCAAACGCTGGTGCAACTCTAAATCAACTCAACATTACAGGAGTGTCTACACTCACTGGTAGAGTGACTGCAAATGAGATAAATTCAAATCAACTTAAGTTATTACAAAATGGCACTCAGGTTTTAAATACAATCGGTGCAGGTGTATCAGTAAGTAATACATTAAGTGTCATAAGTTTAAATGGTGGTTCGTCTGGTTTATCATCATCCTCTGGTTCACTCAGATATGGAAATCAAAGTGCCTCTGCACCATACAGTACAAGAAGGTCACTAGATTTAATTAATAATGATAGTGGGAATGTTAACTTCTATCTAAATGCAAGTGATTTAGATGTTCCATTCGATGGAAGTGACTTCCATTGGCACAAAGGATTTAATAACACTAGATTGATGACTCTTACAGGTATTGGAGGATCATTGGGTATTGGAATTACAACTCCATCATCAAAATTACATGTGCTTGGAACCGCAAATATTACTGGTGCTACAGATATCGGAGGTAATTTAGATGTAAGTGGAGATTTGACCGTAGGTGGATCATTTAATTCAGATGTTGTGGGAAATGTTACTGGTTCTCTCACTGGTGATATCCTTGCTGGTATTGCAACATTTAATAATGGTTTACTTATAAGTGGTGTAACCACATCAACCAATGTTAAGACAGATAGATTAAGTATTAACACTAATTCTGTATCACAACAACTTCAAATAAATTCAGGTGATAATCAGGTCTTTGTATCTGTTAATGGTAATTTAGGAATTAAGACAGATGAAACTTATGGAAACACTATCTTCAATACTGGTTCATCAATCTCAAATTTAGTTGGCATAGGAACAACTATCACTAGATCAGCAGTTGATTTTACTGACGCTGGAAAAAATGTTACAGGAGTGTTTGCAAATAGGATGTATATGCTCCCACCAAAAATTACAACCTCTGAAAGAAATAGTCTTGCTGGTTTAAGTAATGGAGCATTAATATTCAACACCGATGGAAATCAATTGCAAGTTTATATTGATGGATGGGTTGGAATCGGAACCACTACTAAGGTTGATTCATAATGACATTACCATCCAGTCCAAATCAACTATCTTTTTCTCAAATTGAGACAGAATTTGGGGGAGCAGGTGTAAGTCGTTTAGGAAAATATCGTAGAGATGATCCTTCAAATGATTTTGAAAATGCTTCACCCAGTGGTAGTGATCTAAATCTTCCGTTAGACACTGGTATACCAACCTCTGGTGAGATAAAATTTAGTCATTTTCATGGTAAAAAATTAAATATAATAGTTGATTACTACACGGAAAGTATAAAAAAACAAGATGTAGGTAATAATCAAATGTCTGCAACTTACAGAATGAATAATACAAATCATTTTAAGGTGGTAGGTGGTTTTAGAGATAAACCAACTGCTTCGGTAAGTAATCACACTTTATCTGCAACTAATGACTGGCAGGGTGGTAAAAGAATAATTATTCATATTAATAAAGAAATTGGTGGTAAACGAGACAACAACGTTGCTGATGTAGCACTCAGAACGGGAGTTTGGCCAAGTGGCACAGAATTACAAGTTGATGTAGGGTCATCAGGTAGATTACAAGGTGCTGGTGGTAATGGTGGTAGAGCAAATCGAGGTAATGCTAATAATGCACAAGATGGAAGGAATGGCACAAGTGCATTGGGAGTTGAGTATCCTGCCACTATTAATAATGGTGGTATAATTAGATGTGGATATGGTGGTGGAGGAGGTGGTAGTGGTGCCTCTAATGACCCATCAGACAAAAGCACTACTGACTATGGTCGATCTGGTGCTGGAGGAGGTGGAGGAGCAGGAATCCCCGCAGGAAATGGAGGTGCCGGTGGAACTGGTGGTTTTAATGGTGAGAATAATCCCCCAGATGGTCCGATAGATGGAACAGCAGGTAGTGCTGGCACCAAAAATAATGGTGGAGGTGGCGGTGATGCTGGTCAGACCAATGGTGCAAATGGCGGTGATGGCGGTGATGGCGGTGACTTAGATGCACAAGCTCAGCATGGAACAAAGGGAAGTAGAAGAGATGATAGAGCATATACAAGTACACCTGGTGAGCGTGGATTAAGGGGTTCTGATGGAAAAGCTATATACTTTAAGAATACAAATATACAACAAAACAGCACTGTCACAGGCAATTCTATTTCTGGAAGGAGGGGAGGCACTGCTACTGGTTCATTTAATTAATTATTATGCTTACTGACTTTATTACGATTTACGAGAATGTGATTTCACCCAAAGAATGTAGAGAATGGATAGAATATATTAATTATTTAAGGAAGGAAGGTTTAATTGTACGAGAAGACGATAAGGGTCATGAAAGAGATCACGAGACACTAAACTTCTCAAATGATTCGGAATATGATTTGACTTCATCCGACAAGTTAGTAAGGAATTTTTTACCTACGATTAAACCATGCGTAGATCAATACTTACAGGAATATAGTGTATTAGGTTTATCGAGCTTTTTATTATATGATGTAAAGGTAAAAAGAATTCCTATTGGTGGTGGTTTCCATAAATGGCACTATGAAAATGCTGGATTTGACACCGCTACGAGAAGATTTGTCGTTCAGGCATATCTTAATACTGTAGAAGAGGGAGGTGAAACTGAATTCTTATATCAGAATAGAAGAATTAAAGCAGTTGAAGGCACAGTGGTTATCTGGCCTGCAGGTTTCACACATGTTCATCGTGGCAATCCACCAATAGGACAAGATAAGTACATTCTTACATCTTGGGGGATGTTGCAAAATGATTGAAACTGACGTAATAGCATATATTCAGATAATAAAAGGTAAGATAAGTGCAGACATGGATAAATTATCAAAATTGTTGTGGGATAATTATGATAAAAAGTTGTCTAAAACAGTATCATCCATAAGATATGAAGATTCTTACTGCCCATCTGACCCCATAGTTGATGAGATAATAGTTGAAATGCAAGATAATTTTCAAGAAATTACAGGGGAGAGAATATGCAATACATCCTACTGGGGACATATACATGAAAAAAATATGAGTACGAATACACATAATCACAAGGGTTCTTATGTGTCAGCTGTAGTATATGCACAGACACCAAAAAATTGTGGTGAAATTGTTTTTTTACCTAAATTGAATCCTTACGAGAGCAGCACATATAAGACAAGTTATGTCGCTGAGAAAGGTACATATCTCATGTTCCCTAGTTATCTTGACCATTTTGTAACTAGAAATAATTCTAATGATATTAGAATTTCAATGTCACTTAACTTTGATAAATTATGAAAATAATATTTAAAATAGAAGAATATTTACCTGAAACTAAGCAGGTGGTAATAAGATTTTGTAGACAAAACTCACCTAAACCTATTACAGAATACCCTGCTAAAGTATACTCAACTGAGATATATGACACTTCATTTGATAGTCAAAATCTAATTGAATCAATAGCAAATACTGGATATAGTAAAATTTTAAAACAAGAAGATGAGGAGAATATTTTGTCAGAGAATTTACCTCATGAGATTCCAAATAGTGCAAACTTAGAGGATTATGTTGGTAAAGTAATTAGTGTAGATAGTGAAAGATGTACGACAAAATCAATGTCTAGAAAATTAAAAAGAATAGAAATAGAATGAATACTTTTAATCGAACTTATAGATCACCTAAATTTTTTCTCTGTTCATACCACTGTGAAAAGGGATCTACAACAACTGAGCGTGTTGAAGAGTGCACATCACAATTTGGATTTTTATATTATGGTAGAGGCACTGCTTATAATACTAATGGTGATGAAGTTTTTGTTAATCATTTTAATGGTGATAAAAGTTTAATAGATGTCAGAAAATATATTAATTTTACAAATTTTGGAATTTATCATGAAGACACGAGAATAGTATCGTTTAATTCTTGGAAGAAAACTGATAGGTGGGAGGGGAGACTTATAGATAGGAGTGAACTTACAATATCATCTAGTAAGAGTTACTCTTGTGTATTGTGTTTTGAGGGTACTTGTAATATAAATGGTAAGGATATAAAAGAATTAAATTATGCTAATTTGATTCAAGGAAAAGAATACCCTATCAATATCCCACAAGATTCATATGTTGCTTTATTTGAATTATGCTAAAAGATTTCTTACATAATTATCTAGATTCTCCAGCAGTGGATGATGCAATAAACACTCCACTAGATAAGTTCGATAAGGACATCTATGGGGTTGTGGGTTTTCATTCATACGTTCATTATCGTGATGACCAGTTTCAAGTTCAAGTGTTTAGATTTTATCCAGACAAATACTTTATCGTTCCAGAACACACTCATCCTAATGTGCATAGTTTTGAAGTGGGTATAAGTGGGGACTTATGGTTTAGTCATGGTGGAAAATGGTTACATCCAAGACATCCTGCACTCCATTTTTACAGGGCAAAAACGAAAAAGAAATATCGCTGTATTCAAGTAGATAATGTAGATCCACATGGTGCAGCAGTTGGATCAAAAGGAGGTATATTTTTATCGGTGCAGCAGTGGTTAAACGGAGTCAAACCATCTTGTGTTGGTATGGATTATGATGGTTATGGGGTGTCAGAGAAACAGGCAGAGGTGGATGGTGTTAAATATAAGGAGAGGACTTGGAAGATGGCTGCTACGAGAGAAGTCAAACCACCCCCTTGGGATATGCCATGATTACGAGAAAAGAAATTAATGATCTTTATGAGTGGGGGATAGTTGCGAGTAATTCTAAAACTAGAAGAGGACTAGCAACCTATAGTAAGGCAGCGTCTTTTGTGAAAGAAAATACGGAAAAGCATATTGATTTTGGTAATTACATGGTGCCGGGAAGTTGGTTTAAAATGACTAGAAAATTGACTAATATCAGAAAAAGTGTAATGCCTGAACATATTTACAAAATTCATCAAAATCCTGAGATACTATATTCTGGTTATGCACTCCTCAGACCATATTATTATATTCAACCACACAAAGACCCTGATGTTTATAGTCACAGATACAAGAGGATTCAGATTCCACTACACCTGCCTGAGAAAGATAAAATTTATATGACTTGGGAAGATGGTAGGAAAATTTATTGGGAGGAGGGACATCCACAGGTATGGCATGTCATGGATTACACTCACTCAGGTAATAACGAATCGGATAAAGCAGCTAAATTTTTATTTTTAGATGTTAAAATAGAAACTAAGGTAGAATTATGAAATATCCTACATACCTTTGTATGGGTTGTTCGGGAGATACTATAAATTTTTAGAAGGGATGGTGCAGAGGTCATAAACAGGTGTAGAATTATGCGATTCTTACTTCTCTCACTTTGAGACAAATTGTGTCGTGTTAACGTGTGTCAGTTGACATAGTGACACACACAGTAGTGCAGAGAATTATTTTATGTTATAATAATAATATTAATACGAAATTATTATGTCAATTACTATCGGTCTTGATAACCAACTTATCAATAATCTTATTGATGAATCAGTTGAAGAAGCATATGTTAATAGAGATACTTCATGGGTTGGATCTAAATTTGAACGATTAACCACATTATCTAATGACGAGCGTGGTAAGTGGGGAGAAGGTTTCCTCTTTGACTTAATTATGAAAGTTGCAAAGATTGAATCTAGATGGGATGGAGATTGTAATACAAGACCAGAAGACGGCGGCACATATGATATTTTAGTTAATCTTAGTAGGAAATTAAGAACTGAAGCAAAAACTGCATTTTCATTTAATTCTGATTCAGATTCCCGTAACTGGCAGCATGAGAACATCTATGCTAAACCTGTATGGGATAAATTGTTATTTCTTGATGTTGCTTATGATAGATTATACATTACAGTTCTTGCACCAGAGAATATGAAGTATTTGTTTAGGAATGAGAAAGACCCTATTCTTGGTAAGAAAGCAACATTAAGAGAAGCACAGGAAGACAAATGGAAGTTTGATTTCTCAAGTGTTACTGTAAAGAACGCTATTGATGCTGGTTATACTTTCTGCTATAATGTAGATAATCCTGACGTTCAAGGAGTTGCAGATCATTTGGTAAAGCACTTTGGATAATATATTTGATTTCTACAAGGATATATCTCAAAGACATTCTCTCAAAGAAATGTCAATATCTCTTGGTGTCAATAAAGGTACAATAAAAAGATGGGAATTGTTAAAAGAAGTACCACCACAATATTACTTTGATCTGTGCAGATTAGATGGTATTCAAGTTGATTATACAAATTACACAGAGAAAGAGAAAGATCAATTCTTCACAAATAAAAATACCGCAAAGTATTGCTATGATAAATGCTTACAAGTATTATCAGATTGGGATGTAGATTTATCTGATTATACTTTTATTGAACCATCAGCAGGGGATGGTAGTTTCTTTTCATTATTTCCTAAAGAAAGAAGAGTTGGAGTTGATATAGAACCAAAATGTGATGATGTAATTGAATCAGATTTCTTATTATGGAATCCTATAACTACTAAAAATATTTGTGTAGGCAATCCACCATTTGGATTAAGGGGTAATCTTGCATTAAAGTTTATAAATCATGGTGCAAAATTCTCTGACTTTGTTTGTTTTGTATTGCCACAACTATTTGATAGTGAAGGAAAGGGAAGTTGTAAGAGTAGAGTCAAAGGTCTGAATTTAATTCATAATGAGATCATTGATTCATCATTCTACTATCCTAATGGTAAGAGTGTAGATGTTAATGTTGTATTTCAAATATGGTCTAAGCATCATAAGATTGAAGAAGAAGAGATAGACTTATCAAAAATACTTAAAATATATTCTTTATCAGATGGTGGAACTTCAGGTAGTACAAGAAATAAAAAACATTTGTATTCTTGCGATTATTACTTACCCTCTACTTGTTTTGGAGAAGATTGTATGAAAGTATATGATGATTTTGAGAAGTTACCACATCGTAGGGGATATGGTATCGTTGCACTTGGTCACAAGAATATCCTTGATGATGTAATGAATGAGATAAATTGGTCGGAAGTTGCCTTTGCATCAACAAATGGTGCATATAATTTACGATTTGATATTATTGAAAAAGTTGTATGGAGACATTTACCAAAGACAGTTAAGAAACTAGCACAACCCATACCCAATATACTTGAAACAATGCTATACTAATTGTATTGAAAGAAAAACTATGCAACTAAGACCACACCAAGAGCAAGCAATACAGGCA